AAGACTTCTACGATACAGAAACGGCGCTAAGAGAATGGTGGAGGGTTATTAAACCCGGCGGACACCTTATTCTCTATCTTCCCCATAAATATTTCTATCCTGATTTTAAAGACGATCCGGGTGTAAATCCAAATCATAAGCATAATTTTATCCCTACGGATATTATTAAGCATATGGATAAATTCGCAACTTATAATTTGGTTAAGAATGATAGTTATAACGAGAAAGACGAATATTCATTTGAAATGGTATTTGAGAAGACGGCTTATCCGGTCAAGGTTGAAGCAAAGATAACTACAGCGCCCAAGGCAATTGTTTTCAGATGGGGTGCAGTAGGTGATTTACTTCAATGTACACCCTTGTTTTCTGTTCTCAAGAAATACGGATATGAAGTTACTTTGAATTGTGCCTCAGATACTAAATTTGTATTGGAGAATAACCCTAATATAGATAAATTTATTTTACAGGAAAGGGATGCTGTTCCTAATTGGGAAATTGGGAATTACATGGAGTATGTCGGTAAGAATTATCAGAAGAGTATAAATCTATGTGAAAGCATTGAAGGTAGATTGCTTTATCTTCCACAGAATAATAAGTTTTATAAGTCCAAGGAAGAAAGGGCTCATGATACAAACTACTTTGACGAGACGTTGAAAATTGGAGGTTTTGATGAAAAAGGTCTCAACCCGGAAATGTACCTGTCTCAAGCCGAAGAATTCATGTTTAATATTTTTAGAAAACGCAATGAGAAATTTTTTAAGATTCTTTGGGCTTTAAAGGGTTCAGCGAATCATAAACTGTTTGCTCAGGCGCAGGATATAATGCAGGCGATAGTAGATAAATACCAGGATGCAAGGATATATGTAGTAAGCGGTGAAGACGCTAACCCGATGGAATTTAAGTATGAACGAATATTTTGTATGAGTAAGGTATGGAAACAACGTACAAGTTGTTTGGCTACTAAATATGTAAACTTGGTGGTCAGCCCTGAAACTGGTATATTAACAGCTTCCGGGTGTTTTGATACCCCCAAGATAGGGTTGTTGTCTCACAGCAATAAGGAAAATCTTACCAAGTATTTCAAGAATGATTATAGCATTCAATCTAAGGCCCCATGTTCACCTTGTCATAGAATGTATCATGGCGCGGAATGTGATTTAGACAAAGATTGGAATTTACCTTTATGTACTACCATGTTTGACCAAAACGAAATAATGGCAACGGTAGATAAACTACATAAGGAGTGGTATGATATATCTGGGAAATAAAATAGAACAGATAGATAATGCCAAAGTAAAGGACCGTAAGAAGAAATTTTACGGCCGCAGGTTCTTTATTAATGGAGAGTTTACTACAATTACGCGTTGTAGAATATGTGGTAAGGAGATACAGTATAAAGGTTTAAAGTCTCCTGCTCATTGTGGTAGTACCGCTTGTACTGAATGGTGGAGGTTGCATTTTAAGCACGTATTTATGTCAAGCAATATGGTGAGAGATAAAGAGTTTTTCGGCAGGAACAATGTAGTTAAAAACATATTGAATAACGCCAAAAACACACGGGAAGTTGAAGATGGTATGAGACGTGAACGGATTATACCTGAGCAGATGATTAAACGTAAGGTTGATAGGAAGCGCATGGTGTTTGCCAATTTTAAATTAAAGGGGAGTGTATGAGAATATTAATTATTCGCATAGGGACAGCATGGGGAGACCATTTGATTTGTACTCCTCTTATCAAACATCTCAAGGAACAAGGCAACGAGATATATTTTATGGGTGGTGAAGCCGCTGAAGTATTAGTTAAGAAAAATCCTTATATAGATAAGTTTATTTATTATAAAAAAGATACTGTAACTATAGAAAAACTTGAAGAATTTATCGAAGCAACAAACAAAGCATATGAATGTACAAAAAAGATTAATTTGACTGGTAGTTTGGAAAATAGTTTGCTCATGCATCCAAATCAACCTCAATACAATGACACTAAGGCAGAACGTATAGCAAAATGCGATAAGAATGTCTACGACTTTTGCGCTGAATTTGCCGGATACCCGGAAGTAAAGGGTAAGTTGCCTGAGTTATATCCTGACCCTGACGAAGAAGAGAATATTAAGGAACAGATAAGAAATATAAGAGGAAAAGATGGATTTGTAGTTATCTGGGGATTGGCGGGTAGTGGTTCTAATAAATGTTGGCACTATTATTCCTATGTATGGAACGAATTATTGTGTAAATATAAAAATGTTAAAATAATATCAGTTGGTGACGAGGCGTGTAAAATACTTGAGGTTGCAGGAAAAAAACATGCAAGGTATATTCCGAAATCAGGTATTTGGAAAATGACTGAGGCAATGATAGCTACCAAGTATGCGGATTTAGTTATAAGTCCTGATACCGGGCTTTTCCATGCTTCAGGTTGTTTTGATACTCACAAAATTTGCCTGCTAGGTCATGGAACTATTAACCATATTTCTAAGTATTTTATGAATGACCATAGTATAGAATCAACAGCTCCTTGCGCTCCCTGTTTTCGGTTGATATATGAGGGTTGGCAATGTCCTAGAGATCAAGATGGAGCTTGTTTATGTATGTCAGAAGGTCAGTCAAGAGAACGAGTACAATCTCACATCTTCTCAGTAATAGACAATATGATGGGAGGAAAATAATATGCAAGTAGCCGTCTGCCCTTTCTGCACAAGAAGAGTTATAACAAATTTAACTATAGACCTTGGTAAAGATTCCAAGGCGGTTTGGTATACTTGTAGTTGTGGTTGTTATTTCAAGAAAGACAAAGGAATAGACAAGAAGGTATTTGATGAGAAATATAAGACGGAATATGCCAAGGGTCATGGGATAAAGGAAAGACTGGATTATCAGCGCAAGGTGTATCTACCTTTAATTTCAGAACTAACACCGGGTAGGGTAACACTTGTAGTGGGTCCGACAATAGACCATGATGTAGTAGAATTAAGGAAGTTGGGATTTGTGGCAGAAGGTATTGATTTAATTAAGAACGATAACCCCAATATTTTTGTTGGTGATTTTGAGTATTTTGAATTCAAGAAGCAGTATGATATTATTTTCATGCAGGACGTTATTCAGAGTTTTGACGATCCGATTAAGTCTATTATCAAGGCGAATAGCCTATTGAGGCCCGGTGGAGTTCTATTTATATCCACGCCAGAACCTAGATTGATAAATGAGACAGGTTATAATATGTGGGGATGTTGGAATAACGTAGAGCATAATGTCTATTTAACTAGCGACAATTTGAATAAATTGTTGCAGAATATAGGTATGGAAGTAGTGTTAAAGAGGGAGAATATAGAGAGAAGATTTAATTGTTGGAATAATCATCATATATTGTCTATAAAAAATTAATCTTCCATTGTTTAATCTTTTTGAAGCAGCAATGATATATACACCATTATGGGATATAAATAATGCTGAAACTTATTGCGAAACTTGTCATAAAAAAACTAATAATTATCTAAAAAATTCTAGTAGAATAAGAAATGAGGAGAAAAACAATGAGTAAACGTACGAATTTGGTCATCCTCAATAGATGCCTGAATAAGATTAACGAACCGGAAGTATCTTCATTTGCTTCGTGTACAGACGGTAATCGCGCGTATCAGGCGTATAACAACCTCATAGAGGCTCAGAGGTTCATCTATAATACAAATAAGGGTAAATGGAGATGGGCTGAGGCACTTGGTACAGGAACATTTGTTACTTCGGCAATAACTTATACACCTCCTACAGATCTCAACATGGAGGATTATGGCAGTTTCCGAATAGCTAATGCTAATTGTTCTAAAGCCATAAATTACTTGGATGCTGATAAATTTGAAGATGCATATCCATATATAGACCCTGCAACAGAAGTTGGTTGGCCTGATTATTTTACTAAATTTGCCAATCTTTATCAGTTTAATAAGTATGCTGGTACGGCTCAGAATAGTGCTAATTATTATTTTAGATACTGGAAATTTGAAGCAGGAATAAGTACAGCATCTGCTTCTTCAACTGCAACAGCCTCAGGTGCTACTCCTACATTTACCGCTACTCTACTATTGCCTGAACAATTTGAAGAATTGCTTACTGATTATGCGGCAATGCTTCAATTGGACTTTGAAGGTGATCCTCAGGCTAATACCTACAGAGTGAAGGTATATGGCGGTATGTTGAATGGCAAGGAAATAAGAGGCGGTATTAATGAGATGAAGGACATATGGAATAGTACGGAGAAATTTACAATACCTGTAGATATAATTTTATAGGAGGTAATTTTGGCGCGCTTACTCGGAATGATCCCGTCGATAATTGGGATGAAGCAAATAGAAGATCCTACTGTAACCCTTAATCCGGGGTATTGCCAACTTATATCCAACTATTATAAGAAGGACGGAGTATGGTTTCAGCGTACAGGTGCAACGAAGGTGTTGGTTAGTGGTGTTACTGGAGCTATCAGTTCCCTGTTCTCTTGTTTATGGCAATCAGGAGAGAATCAATTATTTGCTACAACTACAGATATATATAATGGTTCTACAAATTACACAACCCTAACATCCTTATTAACACTGACCAAGAACAAGATAACATCATTCTGTAATGTAGTTCTTAGCGGAGTTTATTACGTTGCAATGGCATCAGAGGCAACTCCAGTTCTGAAATACAACAAACAAACAGGTTTGAGTTATCTATTTAATACTCTAATTCCTGTTTTAAACAATACCCTAAACCTAACGGGATCAACTGCATCATTAAGGGCAAGTGCGGTGGATAAAAACAATGATTACATGTATGTTGCAAGCAATACTAGCCCCTCAAATGTTTATAAAGTAAGAATTTCGGATTATTCCATAGTTTCTACTTTAACTCTTACCGCTGGGGAAAATATTATAGGGGCATTGGTAATAGATTCAAGTAATACCTATATGTATGGAGTTACAAATACATCTCCTGTTATAGTGGTCAAAATACAGTTAAGTGATTTTACGAGGGTGGGAATTTTAACCCTAGATTCTGGGGAAAATAGCAATGGGTATCAGGGTCAGGATGTTATTATAGATAAGGTTGATGGCTTTTTGTACACGGGAGTTGTTATTGGAACAGTTCCGTCTACATCCAAGGCATCTGTTGTGAAAGTAAGATTAAGTGACTTTACTAGAATAGGGGTATTAAGTTTTGCTACTGGTTCTTATGGGTGTCAGGGGTTTTCAGTTAACACAACACACCTTTATTGTACATCTACTAATGATGCTGGAAGTTTAATAAAAAAGATATTACTGTCTAATTTTACAGAGGCAGCATCTTTAGACTTATCGGCTGGTAATTATGCAACATATTCAATTTGTATGGATTCGACATATACTTATATTTATTGTGTAGCCGCATATTCATCTCTAATAGGAAGTGGTGATAATAAAATATTCAAGGTAGATTTATCTAGCTTTACAAATTCAGCTACATTAACATTAACCGGATATTCAAGTTTGCCAAATAAAATTATAATGGATAGTTTGAACCTACATGCTTATATTTCTACTAATGGGGTATCTTCAAATTTTATTCACAATATAGACATTACAACTTTTACAAGAAACTCCACAAGTTCTTCGTTCGCACAATATACTTATTCTATGAGTTTAAGTAAGGATAGTAGCGAACTTTACATAGTATCAGATAACTTCTATATCTATACGGTAACCGTTAACTATTGTTCCAAGTACATATGTAACCATCAGTCAAAGTTTTGGATGTTTGGAATAAAAAACTCAAGAGAAAAAATGTACGCAAGATATAGTGCAACTTTGAGTCCAATAGATTTAACTACCGTCAATGACGCTGGAACCATTAACTTTGGTACGGTTCTATCTACTATAGATGATCCAACTGGTGTTAAGTCTTGGGGAGACTATATAGTTTTTTCTTTTAATAATATTACGTTAGTTTACTATGCCGGAACTAATCCGAACGATTTTAAGATTGTCAAGAAAATAGCCAATGTTGGTGGTCTCTCTAAAGACTCCATAATAGTTGGTAAGGATCTATGGTTTCCGACTATTTTTGGTATAAAATCTCTCAGTACAGCCAGCCTTAACGGAGAAATAGTTTTTGGTGATAAGGGTCAAGACATCGACCCATTCTGGAATTCAAAGATAACGGCGTATGGCACAAACACAGACCGTATCAGCATGAAGTACGATAAGATACGCAATCAGATAATGGTACTTGCCAATGACTCTGCGAATCAGGGCGTATGCTTCTACGTCTACAGCGTGTCAGATAAGGTGTGGTCAACATATAACGTGCTTGGACTTGGCGCTGCGGTCAGCATAACGGCATTTGAAATTACCCAGGATGGACTGATTTACTTTGGAACATCTGATGGCAACATATACCAGTTGTTTTCGGGTACAACAGACAATGGAACAGCTATATCTTATGTAATAAGACCGACAACTCAATATTTCAGTTCAACAAATAATAATAAGAAAGTTAAATTTGTTCAATTTGGTACAGATGCAGCTATTACATCCGGTTCTATATCATATGATATAGACCAAAAAGGTATACCACGTAGCACACAGGCAGTTGTAGCACCGTCTTCAGGAACCAAGGGCATGCTTTATAGTAAAATGATTTCTGTAATGAATCGTGGAAAATCTTGGGACTTTACCTTTACTAATTGTGGTTTGTTAAGAGAGATCAGTTTTTTTGGAGATGTAGAGGGGCAAAAATGAGCGATGAACAAATAATATTTACAAAAAAATGTATCTTATTTCCTGTACACTCTAAAGATATGGATTTGTTTGTATCTATTATTCAAGAAAACGGAGACCAGATAGGAGTATTTAGAGGAATTAAACCCGAAGAATTAAAACAGGTTATATTAGATAGAATACGAGATGGAGTAATTAAAGTATGGTTAGCAACAACTAAACAAGGTAAAGGTTCACGTCCCATAGGCTTCTTATATCTTACAAATATATTACCATTTAGGGTTAATGTTCATGGTATGATAAGCAAAGTCTTTCTTAAAGACATAGTAAAAGAATTAGAGACGCGCTACACCTACACAGAAGATTGTTACACGGGTTTTATTGACTGGTGTTTTAATAATCTTGGTATAGAACGTCTTGAAACTATCATTAAGAGAGATAATGGACTTGCATATAGGATAGATAAAAAGGTAGGATTTAAAACAGAAGGTGTATTGAAGTCATACATTAAAGAAGAAGACGGTACATATTCAGATATAGTTGTAATGGCAATACTTAGAAATGACAGACTGAAAACCAACTCCGCGATACCCAGCGATAAGGTGGAACAGTCTAAATCAGAGGTGAGATAAATGGGTGAACTATTAAGTATTATTAGTTTAATAGGTCAAGCAGGTAGCACGGTCTCTAATATGCATGAAGCCGAACTTAAAAATACGGCAGATTACCAGGCTAAACAAAAAGCTAAAGAAGAACAGGAGGTATTTAATACTCAACAGAAAGCCGCTGAGGAATCGTATAATCAGACAATAGATCGTCTTAATCAGCAATTTGAAGCCGGATTAGCTGAAACTGATGCCAGTGGTAATCCTACTGATCTTGGATTAGCCATGAAACAGATAGTTAATAATTTTATGGAGACATCAACTACAGCACTTAGGCAATGGTCAGCAGAACGTGGCATGGCAGGATCTACTGTAGAGGCACAGGGAGTAGCAAATGCTGCTACAAAGGCTCAGGAATCAGCGCAGGCGTATAAACAGACAGAAGCCAATAGATTGTATACTCAGAAGGAAGATTTAACTAATAAAGCCAAGACTACATATGATATGAATATGGTAACTCCCACTAATGATCTTAATTTAGCAATTGGAGAAAGGAATGCGGCTAGTAAAGCTAATACGGGTTATGACCCCACAACTGATATTGCAGCTTTTTTGGGTAATATTGGTAAGTTGGTTAAAACAAGTTCTGTACCTGATACAGTTACAGGTGTACCTGATACAGTTACAGGTGTAAGTGCTACTAATCCTACAGGATATGTACAGAAAACAGGAACAGTTTTTGAAACTAACAAAGGATAATAGGAGGAACAAATGGCAGATTCATTAATACCTACATTAGCAGAAAATAATTTACCTCAGAATACTCAAAGTGATTCTATAGAATCATTGATAAGAGATTATACTATTGGTATGCCAACGGCAACGGAATCTGAATCTGATGTATTTAAAATTGCTCCTACAAACGATCCTCATACGGCACTAGCTAATACAGCGGGTAATATTATGGGAGAACAGAACGCTAAGGCGGCTAAACAACAGAAGATAGCCAAAGAGAAAGAGCAGAATGATAAACTTTATAAACTACATCAGGCATTTAATTCGGAGACTACACAAATACTCAACGATACAGCAAATGGCAAAATAGATTATAACGATGCTGTATTGAAATTATCTTCATTACAGATTAAAGCTAGCAATGCCGGACTTAAAACTGCATCAGACACGATAGCAGCTGCACAGAACAATGTATTAAAATTAAGTGGGATAAAACAAAAACAAGATGCAATATTGTCTAAGAAATATGATAATTCAGTACCGATAGAAGATGCTAAGGTTCAAATAGATGCTCTTAAATCGGAACTTGGCAATGATATGCCTACAACGGAATTGATAACTTGGGACCCGGATAAGAAATGGGTTAATAAAGACCAACTTAAAACAAATATAGATACGGCGCGAGCGATAGCCTATATGCAGAAGGAAGGAAGTAAAGGGGTAGGAAGTAAGAGTAAGGATGAAATAGAGAAAATGCCTCAGAATATACTTAATATTAAAACAAAGATAGCTAATAGGCCCAAGACACAAGGATTGAGCGATAAGAAAGCTCAGGCAGCTCTCGACATACAGGAATTAGTGAGCGCCGGAGCAACCATAGAAGATGCATATATGGCTTCTGTTAAGAACAAGACAGAATGGTTAGGTTTTGGTGATACAGTTCCTACATGGCCATTGGAAGACGTATTAACTCCCGATCAGATGAAATTGGCTAAGGAAAATGAAATATCATGGCAACCAGTCAGGGATTGGTTGGCGGGAAAGAAGCAGAGTAAGGGTGGAGTTGCAATACCTAAAGTTAATATATCAAGTCCGACAACTAAATCACCTACTTGGCCCGAATGGAAGGCTAAATATGGTGCAAAAGCAGCAGAAGAAGCTAGGAAACAAGGTGTAAAATTTAAGAAATAGGAGGAATAGTGGTAGATACTAACAACGATATACCTGCTGACCTCCTAGACACGTCTAGTGATATACCTAGCGATTTGCTAGATACGTCTAACGACATACCTGCTGATTTGTTAGATACTACACCTGAAACCCTCAAACCCTATGACTTTGCTGTTCAAGATATGGGCCTAGCAGATCCTGCTGAAATAAAATATTCGGAAGACCCTAAGGCTACTCGTATTGGTGGTACAGTAGCTGTTGAAGATATACCAAGATACACAGAACAATTAGGAGCTACAATATTCTCTCCATTCTCCTTTCTCGTTAAACAAGTAGCCCGTGGATTTGGAGGTATAGGCTCCATGCTTGGGCTTGGAGATTATGCTAAATTAACCCAAGAGAACGAACGTACGCTTGGCAATATAATGAATTCATTAGGATTTGTAGCAAGTGTTGTAGTGGATTATGGCGCGGACAAGATAAGCGGAGATAAAGAGCGCACTAAATTGGATTTCATAAATCGTGTGAAAAATAATTGGGTATCCGGTAAGACACTTGGACAGTCATATATAGATGTTATGCAGCAAATGGGATTTAATAAAGGTGAATACTCGTCTATGTTGAATCAGGTTGCTTCTCAGGGTATTGACCTAGCAACCACACTTGGCACATTCAAATTAGCTAAGGGTGCGGGAGTAACTGAACAGGGTGGAATCAAGTCTGGGATAGAAAAAGCGAATAAGTCTGTAACTCGGGAGATTAACGCTCAAAATGTGATAGTAGATGAAATTGTTAAACTAGAAAAGATGAACGAAGAAGTCAACCGTCAAGTTAAAATAGAACAGATAGCCAAGGGTAAGGGAATAGCCTCTAAAGAAGCCATGGGACAGGCTGTATCACCTATGGAAGTAGTGCAGAATGAAATTAAACTGCCGGGTAAGGTGGTGAAGCCAATCAAGACCATTAAGGGAGATATCA